TTCCTTTACTGTTTATTTTAATGGTTCAAGTGACTATTTAGAGGTATTTGGATATTTAACTGGTGGTGGCACAAGAAGTTTTTTAGGAAGTAGCACTTATAAAGCTAGTTATTTAAATGGATTTTTATTAAGAGAGGGAAGTATATAATGACTTTGTCAGATAAAATAAAAACTCTTTACGACACAATTACAGATAGTGATTTTACTGCTGATGGAGTGAACAATGGAAGTATACTTTTAAGAAATGATAGCAAAACACCACCAGATGGGAAGGTAAAAGTTGGTAACGATTATATTGATTCATGGAATCACCCAACATTAGCACAACCAACACAAGCACAAATAGATGCAATTACAGAATAAAATGTGAATAAAAATATGTTATGCAAAATATTGACCATTATCTCGGTAATCCCCTACTAAAGAAAGCAAATGTTTCTGTCGAATGGACAGAAGAACAAATTGTTGAATTTAAAAAGTGTATGGAAAATCCTTTACACTTTATTCAAAACTACATAAAGATTGTATCACTAGACCACGGTTTAATTCCATTTGATATGTTTCAGTTTCAAAAAGAAATGGTTGATACAATTCACAACAATCGTTTCACAATCTGCAAACTACCTCGACAGTCAGGTAAATCTACAACATTAGTATCTTACATATTACATTATGTTGTTTTCAATGCAAACATGAATGTAGCGATACTTGCAAACAAAGCCTCTACTGCAAGAGATATTCTTTCTCGATTACAACTCGCATATGAAAATTTACCAAAATGGTTACAACAAGGTGTAATGTCATGGAATAAAGGTTCATTAGAATTAGAAAATGGTTCTAGAGTAGTTGCATCATCTACATCATCAAGTGCAGTTCGTGGTGGTTCATACAATATGATATTTTTAGATGAGTTCGCATTTGTTCCTAATAATGTTGCAGAAGATTTCTTTTCATCTGTATATCCTACAATATCATCTGGTAAATCTACAAAAGTTATTATTGTATCAACACCTAACGGTATGAATCTGTATTATAAACTATGGACTGATGCAGAAAACAAAAGAAACTCTTATAATATTATTGATGTACATTGGAGTGAAGTGCCTGGCAGAGATGAAAAGTGGAAACAAGAAACTATTGCAAATACATCTGAAGAACAATTCAAAAGAGAATTTGAATGTGAGTTTTTAGGTTCTACAAACACATTAGTTGCACCACATAAGATTAAATCTATGTCATATGCAGAACCGTTAACTAAAAACGCAGGTCTTTCTATCTACGAACAAAAAGTAAAGGGTCATCAATATGTTTTAGTGGCTGATGTTGCAAGAGGTATTCAAAATGATTATTCTGCATTTGTTGTATTTGATGTTACACAAATACCATATACAATTGTTGCAACATATAGAAACAATGAGATAAAACCTTTATTATTTCCTAATATTATCAAACAAGTTGCAACAAACTATAATCTTGCACATATTTTAGTTGAAATCAATGATATAGGTGACCAAGTTGCAAATTCTTTACAATTTGATTTAGAATATGAAAATATGATAATGTCATCTATGAGAGGTCGTGCAGGACAAATTGTAGGTGCAGGTTTCTCTGGTGGTCGTTCACAATTAGGTGTCAGAACAACAAAAGCAGTCAAAAAGATGGGTTGTTCTAATTTAAAACAGATTGTAGAAACTGATAAACTTATTATACAAGATTACAATTTAATCAATGAATTCTCTACATTTTCATTAAGAGGTCAATCATATGAAGCTGAAGAAGGTCATACAGATGATTTGATAATGTGCTGTGTATTATTTTCATGGTTAGCACAACAAACATACTTTAAAGAGTTAACTGATGATGATATTCGTGCAAGAATGTATGCAGAACAACAAAATCAATTAGAACAAGACATGGCACCTTTTGGTTTTGTTGATGATGGTTTAGATAACTATGGTGATACAATGACTGACGAATACGGAACAGTATGGTCACCAGTTATAAGAAGTCATGATTCAGATTGGTAAATCTTCAATAATCTCATTCTCTAATTTCAAATAACAATTTGCACAAACAATTTTAGATGTTTTCATAAGTTTTAGAATATCTTTCCTAGCTTCTTCGTTCAAACCTTTCTTTCGTGTCGTTCTTCTAATTTCTTTTTCATGTGGGTGAAATTGTAAACACGCATTTTCAGATTCACCACAGTATGTACAAAACTTATCAGACAAATATTCATTTACCCAAATCGTTCTTTTTCTGTAGTTTCTTTTGAAAACTCTTTTGATTGTTTCTTTATATTTTTCGTAATGACTTGACATGAAAATATTTATATGTCAGTTGTTCTATAAAAATAGGTTTTTAAGATAGTCTTTTTTATAAATATAATTAAATGAAAAATTTGAAATTTATATTATACAATCCATAAGGAGAAACAGAGATGGCATTTCAAGTATCCCCTGGCGTTCTCGTAAAAGAGATTGATTTAACGAATGTTGTTCCTGCTGTTGCTACATCAATCGGTGCAATTGCTGCTGGATTCCCAAAAGGGCCAGTAGAAGAAATTGTTCCAATTGGTTCAGAGGAAGAACTTGTTCAAATCTTTGGTAAACCTGATTCAAATAACTTTGAAACATTCTTTACCGCCGCCAATTTTTTACAATACGGCAACGCTTTGCGTGTTGTTCGTGCAGATACAGCCGCTGTTAATGCTACAGCAGACGGAACTGGTCTAAAAATTAAAAATGATGATGATTACGAAAATAATTACGAAGATGGTTCAGGCTCCGTAGGAGAATGGGTCTCAAAATTCCCAGGCACTTGGGGTAATGCACTAGGTGTATCAATATGTTCAAATGCAACTGCGTTTGAAGAAACATTCACTTCTGGTGCTGGTATTGTTGATGGAACACCTTCTGCTGGTGCAACTACTGTCAATGTATCAGCTGGTGGTGGTTCTGTTGGTGATGGTGGTGCAAAGTATAATGTCGGTGACATTGTATACTTCCAAGAAACTGGTGGACAACAATACGAAGTTACTGCAATTACTAATGACGCTTTAACAATTCGTCAATTCGACAATGTAAATGGTGGTGGACTTAAAGCCGCATTATCTGATGGAACAAATGTTCGCAGAAGATGGCAATACTATGATTTATTTGATGGTGCTCCTGGCACATCACAATATGCAACTGATAGAGGTCTTTCATCTGACGAGATGCATATTGTTGTTTTTGATTATACAGGTGGTATTAGTGGATTTGATACAGATTTAGCTGGTCAAAGAACAAATGCAGTATTAGAAACATATCCATTTGTATCACAAGCATTAAGTAGTAAAACACCTCAAGGTGGTTCAAACTTCTATAAAAATGTAGTAAATGTTGGTTCTAGTTATGTTAGATGGATGGATCATGATGCATCACTAACAAATGCAGGAACAGATCCAGCATCAGGAACTACATTTGCATCAACTGCTGGTAAAGGTGGTGTTTTAAAAGACACTCTTTCTGGTGGAACTGATGACAATCCTACAATTGGTGAATTAGAACTTGGATACGACAAATTTGCAGATGTTGATACAGTAGATGTAAATTTAATTATGGCAGGTACTTGCCCAGCATCAACTGACGGTGTTACACACGCAACAATGATTATTGATTTGTGTGAATCAAGAAAAGATTGTGTTGGTTTCATATCACCAAGAAGAGCTGATGTTGTTGGTGTAACTACAGGATTTGCACAAGTTGGTAATGTCAAAGGATTCTTTGATTCATTATCAAGTTCCTCTTATGCAGTATTCGATTCTGGTTACAAGTATATGTACGACAAATACAATGATGTTTACAGATATGTACCATTGAATGGTGATATTGCAGGACTAGCCGCAAATACAGATAATGTTGCAGACCCATGGTTCTCGCCAGGTGGTTACAACAGAGGTCAGATTCGTGGTGCAGTTAAACTTGCATTTAATCCTACTAAATCAGAAAGAGATATACTTTATCCTGCAAGAATTAACCCAGTTGTTACATTCCCAGGTCAAGGTACTGTCTTATTTGGTGATAAGACTGCTCTTGCAAAACCAAGTGCATTTGATAGAATCAATGTTAGAAGATTATTCTTGGTTCTTGAAAAAGCAATTGCAACTGCGGCTAAATTTCAACTCTTTGAGTTTAATGATGTATTCTCAAGAGCACAATTTAAGAATTTAGTAGAACCATTCTTAAGAGATGTACAAGGTCGTAGAGGTATTACAGACTTTTCTGTTGTCTGTGACGAAACAAATAATACAGGAGAAGTAATTGATAGAAATGAGTTTGTTGCAGATATATTCATCAAACCTGCTCGTTCAATTAACTTTATAACATTAAACTTTATCGCTGTGAGAACTGGTGTTTCATTTAGCGAAGTTGGCGGTTAATAGGGAGATAAGAAATGGCAAGTATTGACGATTTTAAATCTAACCTAATCGGTGGTGGCGCTAGAGCTAATCAGTATAGAGTGATAATGACAACGCCTGGTGCAATTGCAACAGGTCTTGATTCTAATAGAACTCAATTTTTAGTAAAAGCGACTTCATTGCCTGGTCAAACTATTCCTGAAATTACTGTAAATTTCAGAGGTAGACAGTTGTTTATTGCTGGTGATAGAACATTTGAAACATGGACTACTACTGTAATTAATGACACAGACTTTATGGTTAGAAACGCAATAGAAAGATGGATGTCTGGAATCAACGATTTAGAAACTAATGTTGGTCTTAATAATGTTGCAGACTATACTGCTCAAGTAACAGTTGAACAGTTAGACAGAGATGACAACTTATTGAAATCATATGTGTTAACAAATTGTTGGCCTACAATTCTAGCACCTATCGAGTTATCATATGATACAGTTAGTGATATTGAAACTTTTGATGTAACATGGAGATATACTTCATTCTCTGCAAGTAGTGTCTAATTCAAGTATACTAAATAAGTAGAAAGAATAGGAGAATTATAGAATGGCAGAGTTATTCGGTTTCAGAATTACTAGGGCGAAAGATACAAAAGATAGTGGTGTAGCACAGAGTGTTGCACCACCTTCTGCTGATGACGGAACAATAGATATCGCAGGTGGTGGTTTTTATTCTTCGGTTCTATCAACGGATGGTCGTGATAGAAGTGAGATGGATCAAATCAGAAGATATCGTGATATTGCACAACAATCAGAATGTGATAGTGCAATAGAAGATATCACAAATGAAGCCATAGTATCTGATGAAAGAGGACAGTCAGTATCAATATCGTTAGATAATTTTGATATATCACAAAACATTAAATCCAAGGTTCGTGAAGAATTCAACGAAGTCTTGCGTTTATTAGATTTTAATGCAAAAGGACATGACATCTTTAGAAGATGGTATGTTGATGGTCGTTTGTTTTATCATAAAATTATTGATGAATCAAACCCAAGAAAGGGTATCAAAGAAGTAAGATATATTGACCCTAGAAAAATAAAAAAAGTAAGAGAAAAGATTGTTGACAAAGACAAAAAAACTGGTCTTGATATGACAACAAAAACTCAAGAATATTATCTTTTTAATAAAAGTGGTAATCATCAAGTAACGGGTGCAACACAAGGCATAAAGATATCACCTGATTCAATTTCATATTGCCCATCTGGTTTGGTAGATATGCACAAAGGTACTGTTCTATCACATTTACACAAAGCAATCAAACCAGTCAATCAATT